TCGTCCGCCGCGCCGGGCGCCGTCCCGTTGCCGACCAGGTAGGCCGGTCCGACGATCGGATCGCGATCGACGCCCACGGCGATCGGCGCCGTGCCGTTGCCCCCGGGCACGCTGAGCAGATAGTTCGCCGGATTGAGGGCGTCGTTCCCGCCCGCGGGCGAACGGTGCAGCGGCTCGACGTTGAAGACCACCCGAACGACGTGGCTGGCGACCGCGCCGGCCCGGACAACGGTCAGGGGCCCGCCGGCGCCGAACGCCCGGAGGCCGAAGCCCTGGCGACCGAAGCCTCCTGGGATGCTCACGCCGTCCAGCCTAAACCGAGCGGGGCCGGGCCGGCTACCCCCCGGCCTTGACCGTGTCCGACGCCTCTGTGATCTCGCCGTCGATGCCGAAGTCCGGCAGCAGCGACGGCGGCGGGGGCGACGGATTGGGCAGGAAGACGCCCGTGGCGAGCAGCTGCGCGGCCAGGCCGTATATGCCGTTGGCCGACTCGGGGGCGGGCGGCGGCTTGCCGGACAGCGTCGCGACGACCGCGTCCTCCTTGCGCGCCACGCCGCGGTCGCCGTCGTTCATGATCACTTCGTTGCCGCTCAGCAGCGCCCGCGCGCCGCCGTCGGTCCGGAGATCGATCGGCACGCCCTTCGCGAAGATCAGGCAGCGGTCGTTCTTGAACACCGGCGTGCCGTCGTCCTCGGTCGGGATCGGGTCCGAGCTGCCCGACACCACTTTGACGGCGACCGGCACCATCGACACGTCGCCGTCCGGGATCGTCACCAGCACCTGATCGCCCGGCTTCACCGGCGTGCAGATGTAGACCGTGCCCGCCTGGATGCCGTACTTGCAGGTGCACGGATAGCCGCTCGGCTCGAGCACGACGTCGATCTCCACGCCCGCCGGCGTGATCAGGATGGCGTTCGGATCGGTGAAGTTCGGCTTGCCGTCCTCGCCGGTCACGCTGGCGACCGTGCCGTAGCTGACCCAGTGCCGCAGATCGAGCCCCTGCGCCTTGATGGCCTGTCCGAGCCGCTTCACGTCCCAGCTGCGCTTGATGGACGTGCCGGCGCGCGATCGACGAGGCATCAGAGGCCCCCCGTCGCCTTGTTGATCAGCGCTTCCAGGTTCGCGTCGATCGCCGCCTGCGTCGGATCGGGCGCGTGGCCGGGCTTGATCGCCTTCGTCGCGTCGTTGTCCTTCTGGTCCTGCGCCGACAGATTCTGCGGCAGATTGCGCGCCTCCTGGAAGGTCGCCAGCTCGATCGCGCCGGACCAGCCCTCCTCAGCGCTCCACTTGTGTTCGACGGCGCGGCAGTAGAACCAGTCGGTCAGCCGGGCGCTCTGGAAGGCGAGCTCGAGCTTCGCCAGCGCGCGCTCGATCTGCGACTTCGCCGCCGAGCTGGTGCCGTCCGCGCCGATCGGCGCCTGGCCGAGCGTGCTGCCGACGTAGCGCGGGCTGTCGGCGGATTCGAGCAGCGCCTTGCGCAGGAACGCCGGGTTGAACCGCCGCGCCATCAGCTCCGATAGCCCGTTCACCACCTGGTTGGGGCTCGCGGGATCCGAGACGCCGACCATCACGCGGCAGGCGGTGCCCGGCCGGAGGCGCAGCACGTCCGGATTGGTCTTGCCGCCGCCCGGATCGTAGTAGCTGGCCAGATCGTTCGTCTCGATGCTGACGACCGATTCGTGGCGTCCGATCGTGTGATAGAGGGCGACCGCGATCCGCTTGAGCATCGCCTCGTCGCGGATCTCCTTGAATAGCCGGATGACCTCTTCCTCGATCGGCGCGTGACCCTTGCCGTTGCGGCCGCTGCCGACGGCCGACACGGCGGTGCCGCGCTTCGTCTCCGGAAAGACCGCCTGAGGCACGCGCGCGCCCGGGCCGCCGTCCGGGTTGTGGCCGATGCAGCGAATGCGCGGCGCCTTGATCCGCCCGTACTTGCGGGCGGTCTTCATGCGCTTGATGTTCGAGCCCCACACGAAGAATCGGACCTGAGAGAAGACCTTCGTGGTGCCGCCGACGGTGATCGTGCGTTCGAAGCCGTCGTTCGGGCCGCCGGGCACCCGGATGCCGTCCTGAGGCGTCTCCATCAGGTTCTGGGGCGGCATGAGCAGGATGTTGTTCGCGCCCAGCGGCTGCGTCGTGCCGTCGGGCTCGTTGCTGACGATCGAGGGGTCGTAGATCGGCATCACGCCGGTGAGCCAGGCCGCGCGCGTGATGACGTCCCAGACGCTGACGTCGCAGACCTGCGGCGCCGGGCTGGCGAAGCCGACGCCCGCCGGCGTGCCGTTCGCCGGGTCCATCGCGGGATCGGTGCCCGGCGGCGGCGCGCCCTGCACCTGCCCGCCGGCCTGGGCGCGGCTCTGCGCCGATTGCAGGCTCCGCTTGAACAGCTTGGCGTCTAGGATGGGCACGTGGTCAGGCGCGACGTTGGGGAACATCCGGACGCCGATCGGATCACCGTATGTGCCGTTGAACTCGGGGACGGTGGATAGCAGGCGCTGGATGTAGTGCGTGACCGGCTCGCCGCCCTTGGCGATCTGCCGCGCCTTGGTGAAGGGGTTGATCTTGAGGGTCATCAGGCGCTGTTCGAGGGAGTGCGCCGAGATGTGGATGGACAGCCGCGTCTCGTCGCTGTCCATCTCCTCTTCATCGGCGTAGCCCCGGAACATCGGCGCGCTCTGATAGAGCTTGGGGATCCAGCGCGACGGATCGCCGAAATCGTTCACGCTGATCTCGTCCATGTACACCTCGACGAACAGCGAGCGCACGATGTCCGGCGGCACCGGGAGATTCGCGAGCGGGATCTCAAACTCGACCTTGTCCGCCTGGTTGAAGCCGTTAAGTTGGAGGTTCATCTCCATCGGCACCACGCGCAGTTCGATCGCAAAATCGTCGGCGCCGGCGTTGCCGGGCACGGCGGCCTGGGTGGCGGCGGTCTTGCCCGACTTCGCGCGCGCGGCATTCTTCTCCGCGATCTGGACCTGGGCGTCCAGCTGCGGATCGAATTCGCCCGAGGCCCGCCTCACCGCCTGCAGCGCCTGGAGGCCGCGCAAGCTGCTGATCGCCCGATCGCCGGGCGTCTTGGCGGGCGCGGCCTCCTGCTGCGCGTCCTCGCCGTCGTCGTTCGAAAAGTCCTCGAGCCGGACCATGAGCCGGATCGCCACGGCCGGCCGGTAGATCTTCTCCGCGCCGGCAGCCGTTGCGCCGCTGGGGGCGCCGCTGGAGATGGGCGGGCTGACGTCGACTGCCACGCCCTCAGCCTAACACTGCTGGCGGAGGTCGCTGGAGGTGCCCGCCTGGGGCCTGGGGATGACGAGCGGCCGCGAGGGATCGTCGCTCGGGCCGGTGGGCGGCGCCGGCACCGCGGAGCCGTCGAGATCGTTGGCGTTGGCGATCAGCCACCACAGATCCGGCGTGCCGTAGTATTGCGCCGACAGGTCGCGCAGATCGGCGCCCGCCGGCGCGCGCACCACCGCGATCACGTCCGGGGAGACGTTGACGCCGATGCCGACGCCCGCGTCATGGCAGGTCTCGGTCGTGACGTCGAACTGCCCGAGCGCGGTGAAAAAGTTGTCCTTGAGCCGGATGATGTCGAGCGCCGAATCGCGCACCTCGACGGCGAGCAGGTTGATGCTCAGGACGGTGCTGAGCGCCAGCGTGGCGGCGTCCACGCCGTTCTTGCACGCGCCGATCATCTGCTGCGCCGCCGCGGCGGGAATGACGACGGCGCTGACGATGGTGCCCGACGCCTGCTGGATGGCATCGATCGACGTGTCGAGCGCCTGGAACGCCTGGTCGAGCCCCTGGAGCACCGACTGCGGCAAACCGACGTCCTTGAGCGTCGGACCTTGCTGCACCGCCGTCCAGGTGCTGATCGCCAGGTCGATGTCGTTGATGACGTTGGAGAAGCCCTCGCGCGGATTGAGCTGGCTGGTGGCGCTGATCTGGTTGGTGGAGATCTCGTTTTCCGACCGCCACTCGAACTCCATCTCCCAGCGCAGGTCCTGCACGCGATCGTTGATGGGCTCGAAGCGCTTGATCATGCCGACGCGGATCGACGGCTCGCCGCTGAGCGTCGGATTGTCGGTCGTGCCGCCCAGGGCGCCGCCCCACGACACCTCGACCGATAGCGCGCGCTTGCAGATCAGCTTGAACAGCGCCTTCAGCGCCTGCGCCTGGCCGTCGCCGAGATAGCGATCGTTCCATTCGCCCGTGATCGTCGTGTTCGGGATCATCACGCCGATGGCCTGCTGGGTGGCCACCGGATTGCCCGGGTTCCAGGTGGTGCTGATCCGCTGGGTGACCGCCTCGTGCAGCCCGCGCTCGGGCAGGGCGCGCCCGACCAGCTTGATGACGCCGGCCGCCTCGCCGCTCTGAAGCGGCGCGACGGACAGATCGCCCTCGATGACCCGGATCTGATAGGGGAGCGCCTGCGAGCCGAAGTCCGACATCAGTGGCTCTCCGGCTCACCCTCGACGGATTGGGTCCGCCGGGAGATTCCCGCCTCGAGGTCCGACTTGAAGCGGATGAACACGCGATCGGGGTCGGCCTCCTCGAACTTCTGCTGGATGTGGATGCCGCCGTAGATGTTCGTGATCGGCGCCTTGGCGAACTTGCGCTTGTCGTCGCCGGTCGTGATGCCGGGGATCGGCGCCTCGTTGATTGTCTTCGCCAGGACCTCGGCGGCCGCCGCGCCGAGCATGCTGGTCGACACGTCGCCGAGCCCTGCCATGCCGAGCTTCTCGGTGAACGGACGCTTCAGATCCTCGGACAGCGACGCCATCACCCCGTTGAACCGTTCCATGGCGATCCGACCGTCCTCCCACAAGCCCTTCGACTTCAGGATCTCGGCGGCCGCCTTGGCGTGCGCCTCGGCGTACTGACGGCCGGTTTCGATCTGCTGGGGCGACAGCTGCGCGTCGTGTTTCTTCAGGTACTGCTGGGTGCGCGTCACCTTGCCCATCTCGTCGAAGAAGCCCGACAATTCGGACGCCTGTTTCTTCCGGCTCTGCCACTCGTCGTAAACGCCCTTGAGGGCGACGGCGGCGAGGCCGGCGGCGGTGACGATGCCGCCCAGCGCCGGCGCGACGGCGCCGATCGTCGTGAAGATGCCGCCCGCGCCAGACAGCGGGCCCCCGAAGGCGCCCATCGCGCCGCCGGCGCGGCCGAGCATGCCGCCGAGCTGCCCGGCGAGCTCGCCCGCCTTCAGGCCGGCGAACACCGCGCCGATGGCGACCCAGTGCTCCTTGATGAACGCGGAGACCTTCTCGAGCGTGTGGAACGCCGCGACCAGCTTGTCGGCGAACGCGTCGATCAGGGGCTTGCCCTCCGCGCGCGCCGTCCGCAGGTGCGCCGCCCACTTCTCCAGACTCGCGGCGATCTCCTTGAACAGCGGCGCCGTCACGCCGCGGAACACCTCGTCGACGACCTGGCGCGCGCGCGCGAGCGCGCCGCCGATCCCGCCGCTCATGGCGTCGGCGATCTGGACGGAGCCGTGCAGCGCCTTCTGTAGGTGTTCGAGGCGCGCCGCCTGCGACAGATGCTGCATGTTGCCGATCGACTGCCGCAGCGCGATGGCGAACGGGTCGAAGCCGCGGACCTTGCCGGTCTGGAGCGCGCGGGCGATCTCGGTCGCCGCCCGGGTGCCGCTCTCGCCGAATCGCTTCGCGGTGGCCACGGCCTCCTCGGTGATTTCCATGACGCCCTTCTGGGTCAGGCCGAGCGTGCCGGCCGCCTGGGCGGTGGTCCGATAGGCGCCGGCGACGTCGTCGAGCGGCATCACGAAGCGGGCGGCGCTGTGCTCCAGTTCCTCGGTGATCTCGGTGGACAGCTTCAGCGAACGGTTGTAGCGGTCGATCTCGCTCGTGCCTTTGTTGAACTTCAGCGCGCCGGCCAGGACGCCCGCGATGCTGCGCTCGGTGCGCATGAATTCGCTGTTCGCTTCCTTGGCCTTCTCGACCCAGGCGCCGATGCCGACGCCCAGCCCGAGCGCGCCGAGCGTCGACAGGCCGGTCTCCCGCCGAAACTCCGACATGCGCTCCCGGAGCCCCTCGAGGCGGTGATTCGCCTGCTCCATCGCGCCGGAGATCCGGTGCAGGACCGCCGTGTAGCCGGCGTCGCGGGCGACGAACTCGGTGGCTACCGTGTGGGACAACGCCTACTCCTTGGTCTCGTTTTCCCGCGCGACGATGCGCGAGAGTGCCGCGATCATCTCCCGGCGCGCCGGCGGTGTCATCATGAGGATCACCGGCAGCGGCTGATGCCCGTAGCGGGCGATGTAGGCGATGTCGTCCCAGACCCGGTCCCGGAAGCGCCTGAGCGCGCGCTCCTCGGGCGTTAGCCGGTCTTGTCCATGGAGGCTAAAAAATCCGCGCGCTCGTCGTCGTCGGGGATCGTGATCTTGTTCAGCGCGGCGACCAGCAGCGTGCGGCACTTCGGGCCGACGG